AATTAAGGGGTCAACAGAGTTTTCCTGGTCGGAAGTACTAAGAATTCGGGATTTGATTGACCCTACAATGTCCTTAGAGGAATTATTTAAAAAAGAGGACAAAATTGCCTAAACAAACACATGTTCGATAGAGACAACTATACCACTATCATATGCGTGTGTCAATGGGAAGGGGTGGAAAAGGAAGGAGGATATAGATAATGGTAGAACCATACAAACCGTTGTACACGGTGGAGGAAACAGCAACCGTACTTATGACGAACACGGATACCGTATATAGCCTGATTAGAAAAGGGAGCCTGCGAGCATTAAAACTGGGGCGGATAAAGATTCGGGGAAGCGATTTGGAGCAATTCATTGAAGATTATCCAGTATTCCAAGGGGAGGGACAAGCCAATGACAAAAGTAACTGAGTTAGCCATCCGCGCCAGAGCAGCGGTCCAGTATCCCGGCTGGCGTGTGGATTTTGTAGGACCGGCCACCATAGCACTGACCCATGTCATGGGCAGGGAGCGGGTGATTGAGGTACGGCGACGCAAAAGGCGCCGGGACGGTCCCATAATGATGGCAGCTAAATGGATTGTGCCGGCGGTCATCTGGCTGCTGGGGATGTGGATGGTATCTATCGTGGTCATGGCGCTGGCCATGGGCGTGAGACTATGAAGGGAGGTGCAGGGAAATGTACAATCCACAGGAAGAGCTGCAGGCCATCCTGGATTTATTAGGGGAATGGCGGAATAAGAACGGGATAGGGTATGTAACAATGCACATTGGTGAGGATGACTTCGGTAGCGCGTATGACTGGAATGGTGTGACCTTATACGAGGCCAGAGGATACTATGGTGCACAGAAAAAGGACCCCAGCGGCGGCAACCGCGAAGAGGTCCAATAACTAAAAAACAACACACCCTTATTATAAGGGAGATATCGGAGGATTACAAGGTGGCAATTTCTAAAACTTATTACCCTGGCAGCCATGTAAAGATTACAGCACCATTTTTTACATTGGTATGCAGTTGTGGCCTGCGGCACTGGTCCCTGCTGGGCGAGATTACACCATGTCCAAACTGCGGGAAGTTAATGAGATTGGAAGGTGAACAAGATGTCAGTAAGCAAGCGCATATTTAAAAGCCGGGAGGAATGGCTGGAAGGACGTAAGGGACATATCGGCGGCTCTGATGCCAGTGCTTGCGTGGGGATGAACCCTTACAAAGACAATGTGCAGCTTTGGGAAGAAAAACGTGGCTTGGTTATTCCGGAGGATATATCGGACCGGGAATACGTCAGGTATGGTACCGAGGCGGAAAAGTATCTGAGAGCTTTATTCGCCATGGATTATCCACAATACCGAGTGACCTATGACGAGGATAACATGTTTACAAATACGGCCTATCCGTGGATGCATGCCTCCCTGGATGGCGAGCTTGTGGATAAGAATGGTCGCCGCGGAATCCTGGAAATAAAGACCACCAATATCCTGCAAAGTATGCAGCGTGAGAAGTGGCGTGACCGGATACCGGATAACTATTTCTGTCAGGTGCTGCATTACCTGGCCGTGACGGAATATGATTTTGCAGTCCTTAAAGCCCAGCTCAAAAGTGAATGGGGCGGGGAGTTGCGGATTACAACCAAACATTATTTTATAGAGCGAAAGGACGTTGAGGAGGACATCAAGTATCTGGTTGAGGCCGAAAGGCGGTTCTGGGACTGTGTGGTCACGGGACGCAGGCCGGATCTGATTCTCCCGACGATATAGGTGAGGGATGGAACTGAAAATTTACAACCCGCAGGAAGATGGGTTTGTCCAGAAAATCGAATGGAACTATGAGGAACTTAAGGCGGAGGTTTCAACTGCCGCGGATGAGTATGCTGCGTCTGTGTACACGGATGAAACCATCAAGCAGGCTAAGGCAGATAAGGCCAAGCTTAATAAATTTATAGAAGCCTTGACTGGAACCCGGACGAAAGTCAGGAAGAAGCTCCTGGCGCCAGATGAACAGTTCGGGAGAGAAGTAAAGGACATTGAGGGTATTGTTCGGAAAGCCATTGATAATATAGATGGCCAGATTAAAGATTATGAGCGTCGCCAGCGCGAGGAAAAGACAGCCAAGGTCCGGGACTTTTATGACGCAAATATCCATGATATCGAAAAATATCTACCCTTTGAACGTGTAATGAAACCAGAATATGCCCTGACTTCCACCACCATGAAGTCCATCAAAGAGGAAATAACCGCTCTTATCCAGCGGGTTGACGAGGGCCTGGCTATACTGAATGAGGTGGACAGCCCATACGCCGGGGATATGAAGGAGGTTTTCCTTCGGAATTATGATATTGGCGCCGCAATGGCAGAACGGAACCGTCTGGAAGCGGCAGCACAGAAACGAAAGGAATATGAAGCGGAACAGGCCAGAAAGAAAGCGGAGCGCGATGCCAGGATAAAGGCAGAGGCCCAGGAAGTAATCAATGCAGGAAAGCGTGAGGCTGAAAAACCAATACCAGACACAAAACCTGATATCAAGTCCGATGTCCCGCAGCCCAGGATGGAGACCGTGGAGGATCCAGTGAATATCATTGATTTCCGGGTGTATGTGACAACAGGACAGGCGGCAGCACTTAAGCACTTTTTAAAAACCAACGGTATCCGGTTTGAGCCGGTACCGAAGCAGTAAGAGGAGGATAAGACAATGGCAGTAGGAAACAGTTTAACAAGCAGGACCCAGAAACAGGGATTGACTGCATACCTTGCGCAGGATGCAGTTAAGAATCAGATTAACAGTATAATCGGTGGAAAAAATGGAGCAAGGTTTATTTCCAGTATTGTATCTGCGGTTCAGGCCACCCCCGCACTGCAGGAGTGCACAAACCCCAGTATATTGAGTGCAGCACTATTAGGCGAATCCCTTAATCTTTCACCCAGTCCACAGTTAGGACAGTTTTACATGGTTCCATATGACAACAGAAGCAAGGGAGCCAAGGAAGCACAGTTCCAGCTTGGCTATAAAGGGTATATCCAGCTGGCTATCCGGAGTGGACAGTATAAAAAACTTAATGTTCTTGCAATCAAGGAGGGGGAACTGGTTCGATTTGACCCACTGAATGAGGAAATAGAGGTCAGATTGATTGAGGATGAAGTACTTCGTGAACAGGCCACTACGATTGGATACTATGCCATGTTTGAGTATGTAAACGGGTTCCGCAAGACTATGTATTGGAGCAGGAGCAAAATGGTAGCCCATGCCAAGAAATATAGCCCAGGATACAAGAAAGACCTGGAAAAAGGGACACAGTGGACATTCTGGGCAAAGGATTTTGATGGTATGGCATACAAGACGATGCTCCGGCAGCTCATTAGTAAATGGGGCATTATGAGCATTGACCTGGTACAGGCCATAGATGCGGATATGGCTGTCATCCACGATGATGGAACCAAGGATTATGTGGAGACAGATATGGACAATATAGCTGCGGAGCAGCCGGCAGTGAGTCCGGAACCGGAGGTTGGATCACAGGGACAGGAAGCCATGGAGCAGACTGTTCAGCCTGAGCAGAGCAATGATGTTGCAGACAATTTCTTTTCATAATGAAACAATCTGAGGAAGGAGGTGATTAAGTGGCAATCACATTTGACAACATTGCCGGGGGAGAGCTGGCCGAAAAGTTTACAATGGCCCTGGCCCAGATAGGCCGGAACATCCTGGACCCAAACATGGATCCTGCGGCGGCGCGCGGAATGACGATTAATTTAAAGTTCAAGCCAGGGAGCAGGGGAACCATAGACATTGAATTTGAGGTCAAGACCAAGCTGGCCGGATTCCAGAAATCAGAAACGGTATTCCTGGTGGGCCAGGATCTCAATACGGGCCGGATTGAGATGTCCGAGTATGGAAACGACCGTCCCCAGGTAACATCTGTTGCAGCGGCGCCAGCTGCGGCCTATACAGAAGTACGGCAGCCGGCGCAGACATTTGACCCGGAAACGGGAGAAATTTACGAGGAACCCCGCAAAGGCCCGATTGATTTAAGGGCAGCGGCTAACCAATAAAAAGAAAAGGAGATAGAATAATGATTAGAGAAGCATTACAGTACGTAGCAGGTTTGGCAATTGAAAATGAAAAGACAGAGGTTATTGAAATCTGTGGTAAGACCTATGCAAACAGGGACCTGAGGCGTTATGACAAGTCTGAGAAAGCAGATGCGATTGAGACCCACAGCCTGACATCCATGGTGGACTATATCGGCAGCTGCAGCCAGGAGTTCCCGGAGGGCAGGGATATGATTATACATATCATGGGACCAAAGCGGGTGCGATTGATGTCTGCCCTGGATGCAGAGCGTAACAGGGAGTGCCTGATTGAGGTGGGTGCTGTGACTTCCGAGTTCCAGTTTGGTCACTGGTACGACCAGGAGAAATTTATGATTGAGATACAGGCCAACTTTGAGCCCAGCCCTGACCTGGAATTAATCATGAAGGTGGCCGGGAACGTGGAACGGAAGAATAAGCAGTCTTATTCGGATGACGGTGTGTCCCAGGTTGCGACCATGACCGTTGGCGTGGCAGCTAAGGCTGATGTGATAGTCCCCAATCCGGTGACACTGATACCTTACCGCACGTTCCAGGAGGTGGCTCAGCCTGCCAGCAAGTTTGTATTCCGGATTGGTGATAAGGATGAACCGGCATTTATGATTGTGGAGGCTGAAAACGGCATCTGGAAGAATGAGGCGGTATCCAATATCAAGAAATACTTTGCAGATGCTATCATGGAAATGCCTGAGGCAATCAGAAGCCGTATTACAATCATCGGATAAATCAATGTTTTATCCTCCAGGCCAATATAATATGTCACGGTATTAAATGCCGGAGGTGTTTACGGGGCGGCAAACCATTGCTTTCTGACCGCCGCCCCGTCCTTCAAAGGAGCGGTTATGGGAAAATCACAGAGGGAAAAAGGCAAACGCGGTGAGCGGGAGTTGGCCGGGATATTAAAAGGGTATGGATATGCCTGCCGTAGAGGGCAGCAGTTCTGTGGGTCAGACGGATCCGCGGATGTGGTAGGGCTTCCAGGGATGCATATTGAATGTAAACGGGTGGAACGGCTCAATATCCTGGATGCCGTGGAGCAGTCAGTAAGGGATGCGCGGGAAGGTGAGCTTCCAGTAGTGTTCCACCGTAGGGACCGCTCGGAGTGGCTGGCAACCATGCGACTGGAGGACTGGATACAGATTTTCCGGGAATGGGAAGCCGGCCGGGAGGTCGAAAGGAAGTAGGTGATTGGCAGATGCCGAGGCCCCAGAAAGCGGGTATTGACTACTTTCCTTTAGATGTTAATTTTTTTGCGGATAAGAAGGTTAAGATATTAAAGGCCCGGTATGGGGCGGATGGAGTAGCAATATACTTATACCTTCTTTGTGAGATTTACCGGGCAGGCTATTATATCAAGTTTGATGATGATGCGTTGTTTATCACGTCAGATGATTTAGGCATGAGCCCGGATAAGGTGAAGCAGGTTTTGAAATTCTTATTGGAACGGTCACTGTTTAATGACACACTTTTTCAGTCGGACACTATCTTGACCTCTGCCGGGATACAGAAAAGGTTCCAATTGGCCGTAAAGGAACGGGCCAAAAAGAACCCCATTGAAATAAAGGGTTTCTGGCTTTTGGATGAAGCGGAGACGGAATCCTTTATTAAAGTGAACCCATCTTTAAATTTTTCCAGGAAAAACGATAGTAATTCCAGGAAAAACCCGGATAAATCTCAGGAAGAATCCCTAAAGGAAAGTAAAGTAAAGAAAAGTAAAGAAAAGGAAAGTAAAGGAAATATATCATGCACACAGCCGGATAAACCGTCTGATGCGCTGCAGGTTATTTCCCTTACACTGAATGATAAGACTGAATACCCTGTCTATGACAAGGACTTTGCGGAATGGGTGGAACTGTATCCAGCAGTGGACATCATGCAGGAGCTGAGGAAGATGAAGGGATGGCTTGACAGCAATCCGACGAGACGCAAGACTGTCAAGGGGATACGCCGATTCATCAACAACTGGCTGTCAAAGGCCCAGGATAGTCCCCATGTCCAGAAAAGCCAGACATCCCAGGAGAGAATACAAAACAGGGTAAGTGATGTAGATAACTGGTAGGAGAAGAGGATGGAACGAGAAGAGTTTAAAACGATAGTGAAAGGATTAAAGGCGGTATATGCACAACCTGCCTTCATACCAGATGCGGATGCGTTTGATGTCTGGTATGGGATGCTCCGGGATTTGCCATACCGGCAGGCCAGCCTGGCAGTACAACAGCATATGGCAAGCAGTCCGTATCCCCCAACCATATCAGACATCCGCAGGTTGTGTGCAGGGGAGACAGAGGTACTGAGCATGGACGATGCCTGGGGAATGGTGCTAAAGGCCATACGAACTTATGGGTACATGCGTGAGTCGCAGGCACTGAATAGCCTTCCGGAGCCATGCAGGAGCGTGGTGAGGAATATGGGGTGGCAGAATCTGTGCCAGAGTGAGAATATCATGGCGGAACGGGCATTTTTCCGGGATTCGTACAAGCCAAAATTGGAGAGGATACGGCAGGGAGAGGTGATACCTGCAGGAATAAAGGAATGCGGTGGACGGTTAGGGCAGCGCATAGGTGAGGCTGCCAATGGTCTTACGTTAGGCGGTGATAAGGATGGAGATACAGGAGCAGGAGGCTGCGATACTGGCAAGATACAGGGTTAATACTGGGAAAGATGGATACCACGCCATCCCTATGAACAGGGACGAAGTCCTTGCCCGGAGGGCGTATATGAGGGCAATACTCCGTGTAAGCTTCCTCTGGTGCAAGATGAACAATGAGCAGCTTGATAACATGCGCCTGTATAAGATGGGGGATGATTATATCGTGGAGGATACTGAAATGCGGGACTACATTCTGATAATAGACAAGAAACCAGGGCCGCATGTAACTGGTTAGAAATATATGAAACCAAAGGGAAGGAGGAGCCATGGAAGAATTAACAACCAGCACGCAGGAGACAGAACCGACACAATCAACATCAGCACGGAAATGGTATGAGGGAGTCAGCCTGGAAGATGCAGAAATTTACATACGTGCTAATCTTAAGTCAGCGGCCAGGAGTGTTATTGCAATAGGCTATTACCTCAAATGCGTTTATACAAAAGAGCTATATCAAGAGGCCGGATTTAAAGATGTATATGAATATGCAAAGGACCGGTTTGGATTCAGCACTTCGACAACATCCCGGTATATGTCACGTAATGACAAGTTTTCCGTGGATGGGAATAGCCCAATCCTGGACGAAAAATACAAGGATTTTAACAAGTCTCAGCTCCAGGAAATGTTAAGCCTGGATGCGGAGCAGCTTGAACAGGTCACCCCTGATATGACTGTGGTACAAATCAGGGAAATGAGAAAGCCCAAAGAGATACCGTATATTGAGATGCCTGGCCAGATTGAACTGACAGATTTCCCCGGCGTGGATCCGAAAGATGTGGCCGCATCGGTTCAGGCCAGGGCAGAGATGCAATCCAGTCAGCCAGAGAAGCAGACCTATACAATATCCGCGGAGGACCTCTTGCCTGAGCCAGCACAACCGGAGCGGGAACAACCCGTTGCGATATCGCAACAGAAAGAGCTGATAACAGAACCGCAGTCAGCAGTAACGCAAGACGCAGAAAAGAGCGGGGAGGAAGGCAGCTTACCAGAGAAGTCCGGGAAGTGCATTCACCGACCGGAATTTAAATGTACCCTGGAGGAGTCCCATAAGCTTATCCCTGGTACGGGTGAGGATTGCGGACACAAATGTTGTTGGGAATGTGCCAAGCATGGGAATTGTGAGTGGGAGTGTAACAGCTCGTTACATAGACCGGAAGAACCTGAGAAAGCCAAGGATTATGGAACCCTGGAGACAATCGGAGGAGTGCCTGTATATTCCCTAAAAAGCAAGGAAACAGTTGATGGTGCCTATGGCCGGGAACGGTCACAAATTATTAAAGAATATCTTAAAAAGTTGCATAAGGAAGAAAGCTTTACTATTGCAAATCAGATAATCTCAATTGAGTTCCAGGCCATGGGGAGTACTTATAAGGTCAACTATGATGGTTTTTGTTACGTTAGATTTAAAGAGGGTAATCAAACTATTATGTTTGTGGAACTTGACCGGCTAAAGGCTGAATACACGGTTATGTATCCGCCAAAGAAACCTAAACCCGTAGAAGCTTACGATGGGTCCATTCTTCGGAGCATGATTAAATTTGAGGAGGAGGAATTGGACCGGATGGGACCGGAACGGATAGAGAAAAATCCATATAATTACACCAAACATATGATGGCGCTGGAAGCATATAAGATGCTATATGCAGCGCATGAAGGGGGAGATGTTGGAATTGAACAGAGTGGAGATTGATGTAGACAAGCTTATTTTGATGATACAGGCTAAGGGTATGACCATGGAGAAGTTTGGTTACTCCATAGGACGTTCCAGAAATTATATATGCAGCCTGCGGAAAAACAATATGGTACCAGAGCCAGTCCGGGACCTGATATGTGAAAAGTTGGAGATAGATCCGGAAAGAATCGAAAAGACCCAGATTACATCCGGAGGGGAGGTGAAGATACTTGAAAACATATTTAAGGAGCTTCAATCCATCAAGACTCAAATATCAGAATTGGCAGATGCACAGCAGGCCATATACAATAAGCTCCAGGCCAATACAGTGCAGACAGCCAGGATTAAGGATGTGGTGGACGGCCTTGGCCAGACAGAATCTGACCGGGCAGAATTATTCCTTCGTGAAACATTGAAAGGTGGCCAGGTAAGTGCGGTCGAGCTTATGCAGCGGGCGGATGATGATGGGATTAAACGGTCTGAGCTCATGAAAGCCAAGGCTAAGATGGATGTAAAAATATATACAACTGGTTACGGAAAGAATCAGAAATCATGGTGGAGTTTAAAGTGAGGAGGAACTTATGGAAAGATTAACAAAGGTTGATGACCAAGGCAGACTGTTGGCTTATTCCACAAGTGATACTGGATTGCCCGCAATTATCATGAAAGGTAATCCATACCTCGAATTAATCGAGAGATTGAAGGCCTATGAGGATACCGGACTGGAGCCGGGAGAGATTATTGACATGGCTATTGGCTATCATGCTGTATGCAAAGCGCTTCATATTAATTTTCATTGATTAAGATTTGGAAAACAAGATGGCAAAAATAAAAATTGATATGGAGCATGGCATAATCTATGAGTGTCCTGAATGTGGTGGGGAGGTTGAGATGGGACAGAGTTATTGCCAGGTTTGTGGGGAGCCACTGGAGTGGACGGAGGAATGACATGAAATTGCTTGTCACATGGCTAAAAAAGGACGGTAGTTGCCGTTTTTGGACAAACGCAGAGAAAGCCGAGCAAGCGGCTATGTCGCTGGTGGGCCTGAGAGGAGCTGTCGAACGAATGGCGGCTGATGACAATATTTCTTTTGACGCTGCTTGGGAAAAATACTTTAAAGCGATTCGGGAAGATTAAAATTTTCGGGGGAACCGGAAGGAAGGAGAAACAGATGGAGAGAGATTTTGAAAAAGACATCATGGAGCTGGACGCTGCAATAAAATCCAATGCCGAACGGGATAATACTTTTACACTGTCAGTGTTGCAGCGGGCAAAGGAGATTATACTACAGCAGCAGGCAAAGCTCGCAACTTACGAAGATACAGGCTGGGTACCGATAGCAGAGCGGTTGCCGGATAGGTCAGGAGACTATTGGGTTACAATGAGACATTTGGACGGCAGTGTAACCACGGTAAAAATGTTCTGGAGCCATGACTGGCCCCATGAGGATGCGTGGAACGAGGTGGTTGTCGCATGGCGGCCATATTATTACCCGGAGCCATTTGTTTCACAGAATTAACATTTTGAAAGGTTAAAGACATGATAAGACAAGAAATTGAATTTCATCCGATGTCAGAACTGCCTAAAAATTCAGGATATGTATTATTGGCAATTCGACACAATAGTCTTAATGATGTGGTTATGGGACATTGGAGTGTTTTAAGAGGATTTCAATGTGGGATATATCCCGCATCGACCGCAGCAAGGCCCTGGCCGCCCAAGCGGACGAAGCAATCAAGGAGCGCATCCGGACGGCGCCGGCCTACATGTACACCAGCCTGTGCCCGGTTCCGGAGCTGCGGGAGCCACCGAAGGGAGTGATATGGTACTATGAGACAATGTTACATAGACAACGGGCATTACGGGTGTGATGGCCAGCGCAACAACAAGGGTAGGATACGGTACGGGTGCTGGGCGTGTCCGCATCTGGATGCGGGAGGAGGTGATGCCGGTGAAGCAGGCAGAAGCACTGGAAGAAGTGGCAAGGCTGGCCGCAAAGGAAGCGGTCAAAGAGCATGAAAAACAGACACAGAGAAATAAGCGCACAAAGATTTTCCAGAATACTAAGAAGTTGATGGAGAATTATAACAGAATTTGTCAGAGTGTGGAAGAGGGCGTGGCGGAGCTTTCTGATATGGACAATAGGGAAGAACTGGAGGAGTTCACGGAGGAGGATATTTTTATCAACAGCATTCTTAAGAGCAAGCTCCGGAGCGTTGTCATGATAGGCCA